CTTCGCTTGCTCGGCAAATGGGACCCGAGTCGGTACGGAGATAAGGTTGGTATTGATCACGGCGGCGGAATCACCCTGAACGTCATTACTGGCGTACCTGATGGCCAGTGAAACCATCCGCCTCGGCTACGACCCGCGTGAATGGCAGCGGCGGTGCCACCTCGAGCGCCGGCGGTTCACCGTCCTCGCCCTGCACCGACGCGCCGGCAAGACCGAACTCGCCCTCATGGAACTGCTCCACCGGGCAGTCAAGTGCACGTCGGATCTCGGGTTCTTCGTATACGTCGCGCCATTCCTGAAGCAGGCCAAGGCCATCGCCTGGGCGCGATTGAAGCAGAGGATTGACCCGTTCATCCGCACCGGGACCGTGGACGTGAACGAGGCCGATCTCGCCGTCACGTTCAAGCACAACAAAGCCACGATCCGCCTGTTCGGTGGCGACAACCCCGACGCCCTGCGTGGCGTGCGCCTTGACGGCTGCGTCATCGACGAGGTCGCGCAGATCAAGCCCGAGGTATGGGAGGCCATCATCCAGCCGGCGCTCTCCGACCGCCGCGGCTGGGCGCTGTTCATCGGCACGCCAGCCGGAATCAACATGTTCAGCGAGCTGTACTACCGCGCAGCAAGCGGTTCCCTCGAGGACTGGTATGCGGCGAAGTACACGGTGTACGACACCGACGCGCTCGCGCCCGACGAAGTGAAGCGCCTAGAGCGCGACATGCCCGAGGCGGCGTTCGCACGCGAGTACCTGTGCGACTTCAGCGCGGCTGGCGACGACCAGCTCATCAGCCTCTCCGACGCCGAGAACGCGTCGCAGCGCGAGTACCAGGACGGCGACATCATCGACCAGCCGCTCATCGTCGGCGTTGACCCGGCCCGATTCGGGGACGACCGCAGCGTGATTGTCCTGCGCCAGGGGCTGCGAATGGAGAAGCCCATCGTTCACCACGGCATCGACAACATGGCGCTGGCGGCGGCCGTTGCCAACGTCATCGAGGACCGCGACCCAGACGCCGTGTTCATCGACGCCGGGGCTGGCGCGGGCGTGATCGACCGCCTGCGGCAACTCGGATATGACGTGACCGAGGTCGCGTTCGGCGGCAAGGCCACCTACGCCAACCTGTTCTTCAACAAGCGCACCGAGATGTGGTGGGCCATACGCGAATGGATACAGGCGGGCGGTTCGATCCCGAACGACATCACGCTCAAGCAGGAAATCAGCACGCCGATCTACTGGTACGACGCTGCCGGCAAGCGCGTGCTCGAGTCGAAGGACGAAATCAAGAAGCGACTCCAGGGCGGCGGAAGCCCGGACATGGCCGACGCGCTGTGCCTGACGTTCGCGTACCCGGTATCGAAGATGCTGCCACGCGAGGTGCGCGAGCGCATCGACACGCGGCCGACAGACTACGACCCGTATGAACAGGTGAGTACCCGTAACCGTTAGACGGAGGTCTACAGTCATGGTCAGGCAAGCGAACGAGCAGGACATCGAGGCCATTGTGGACATGGGCATGGAGTTCATGTCAGGCACGAAGTATGCGAACGTGCTGCCCATGTATAGCGATGACGCACGCGCAGCCATCATCCAGCTTGCTTCGGTGGGCCGCGTCTGGGTGGCAGAGATTGATGGCCGCATTCGCGGGTTTATGGCTGCGTCCATCGTCCCGTGCTGGTTCAACCCCAGCTCGCGCATCGCGCTCGAACACGTCTGGTGGATGCAACCCGACTTCCGCAACCGCCCGGAAGGCATCCGCATGCTGCTCGAGTTTGAACGGTGGGCGAAAGAAAAAGGGGCGCAAGTCGCCTGCATGTCCGACATCGTCCTCGAAGCCGGCAGTCCGGCAGGGTCGATCCTCCAAAGGCTCGGCTACGAGGTGAGCGAACGCACTTTTATGAAGGTCATCCAATGTTCAACCGCAGCATCCGAAGAATCCACGACCTCTCCTCACGCCGCGAGCGACATTTTGTTGTCAGCGGACTGACCGCGCTTGGACTTGCAGCAGGCGCAACCGCAACAACTGCTGCCGCAACTGGTGCAGCCATCGTTGGTGCTGGTGCAGCAGCCGCAGGAGCTGGCTATAGCATCGCTGCCGGCGAGCGTGGCGCGTCCATGCAGCGGCAGGCGATGAGCCAGCAGAAGAAGGCGCAGGACGCCGCCGCGGCCGCAGCGCGGACCCAGCAGCGCCGCAGTCAGCAGTCAATGGCCGCCGCCAACAGGCAGGAACCAGCCGTCGCCGACATCATGGGCCGCGCTGCCGCTGAGATGGGTGGCGGTCCCTCGAGCACCATGCTCACCGGGCCGATGGGCGTCAACACGCAGGAACTTCAGCTGGGGCGCACGTCGCTCCTCGGGGGCTAAATGAGCGAGTACACCGGAGACAACTCGTCGTATCCTGGCGCTCCCACGCGGGATCGACTGTTCACCCGGTGGGGCCAGCTCAAGAGCGAGCGTGCGTCGTGGTTTGCGCACTGGCAGGAACTCACGTCCTACATCCTGCCGCGGAACGGACGCTACTTCCGCCAGGACCGCGACAGGGGATACCGCCGTCACAACAACATCTACGACTCCACGGGCACCCGCGCACTGCGCATCCTTGGTGCAGGCATGATGTCGGGCGCAACGTCGCCGGCGCGCCAGTGGTTCCGACTTGCCACGCCGGACCCGGAACTCAACTCCTACGAGCCTGTCAAGCTGTGGCTTGATGATGTGACGAAGCGCATGCAGCGCGTGTTCCAGAAGTCGAACACCTACAACGCGTTGCACCAGATGTACGAGGAACTTGGCACGTTCGGCACCGCAGCCACCATCCTGCTTCCCGACTACCAGACCGTCATCCACCACTACCCGCTGACCTGCGGCGAATACTGCATTTCGACCGACGCGAAGGGCCGCGTCTGCACGCTGTACCGAGAGTTCGAGATGACCGTCTCGCAGGTGGTCAAGGAGTTCGGCCTTGAGAAGTGCAGCGTGTCGGTGCAGAACATGTACCGCACCGGGAACCTTGACCAGTGGGTGCCCGTGATCCACTGCATCGAACCGCGTGCAGACCGAGACATGGGCAAGCGCGACGCCAAGAACATGCCGTGGGGTTCGTATTACTTCGAGATTGGCGGTGAGGACGGCGTGTTCCTGCGCGAGAGCGGGTTCCAGTATTTCCCGGCGCTCTGCCCGCGTTGGTCTGTGGTTGGTGGCGACATCTACGGCAACAGCCCTGGCATGGAGGCGCTCGGAGACATCAAGCAGCTCCAGCACGAGCAGCTCCGCAAGGCGCAGGCCATCGACTACCAGACGAAGCCACCCCTCCAAGTGCCGGCGTCCATGAAGAACCGCGACGTGGAAACGCTCCCAGGCGGCGTGTCGTACTACGACGGCCAGTCCAACGGGATCAAGACCGCGTTCGAGGTGAACCTGAACCTTCAGTACCTGCTGAATGACATCATGGACTGCCGCGAGCGCGTGCGTGGTTCGTTCTACGCGGACCTGTTCCTGATGCTCGCCAACACCCCGAATACTCGCATGACGGCCACCGAGGTCGCCGAGCGCCACGAGGAGAAGCTCCTCATGCTCGGGCCTGTCCTCGAGCGCCTGCACAACGAGCTGCTATCCCCGCTCGTGGACATCACGTTCACGCGCATGGTTGCTGCCGGCGCACTGCCGCCCGCCCCACAGGAATTGCAGGGAATGGACCTGAACGTCGAGTTCGTGTCCATGCTGGCGCAGGCGCAGCGTGCCATCGGCACCAATGCCGTGGACCGTTTCGTCGGCAACCTCGGTGCTATCGCCCGCATGAAGCCGGACATCCTGGACAAGTTCGACCAGGACCAGTGGGCCGACGTATACGCCGACATGCTCGGCGTGGACCCGTCGCTCATCATCGCCGACAAGGAAGTCGCGGTCCTGCGCGATGCGCGCAATCAGGCGATGGCCGCGAAGGAACAGGCTGCTGCGATGCAGCAGACCTCGCAGAGCGTCAAGAACATGGCGCAGGCACCGACTGGCAACCAGAACGCGCTGACCGACGTGATGTCGATGTTTAGCGGATACACTGGACAGATGTAAAGCGAAGCTCAATGCGTTGTGGAGACGCAAAGAGCTTCTGACCAAACCGCATGGGGAAATGCGTTCTCTTGGAAGATTTGACACGATGGACCTTGCGATAATCGCACGTCGTGTAGCAGAACAAAGTTACGGGTATGGCTCCCCGTCAGGGGTAGAGGTCTAAAATGGCGATGATCAGCATGAAGATCGAAGGAAACGGCGAATCCGAGGAGATGTACCCGGAGGAGCTGTGCATCGAACTCGAGGCAGAGCAGCTCGAGAAGCTCGGGATTTCCGCGGCCATGCGCCTGGGTACCACCGTGACGATCACCGCACGTGCTTACGTCAAGGAGACGAGCGCGACGATGGTTGAAGGTGGCGTCGAGCCGGCCGTTGAACTCCAGATCACCGACATGTCCATCGACGCCGGCGGCGGTATGGGCGCGGCGGCGACGATGCTTTATGGCGGCTAACAGTACCCGTAAGCATTAGCCACAGGGATACAGTCCCGCCGTGAGCAACTACGACCCCCTCGACCTGCGGGGCCAAGAGCGTGACCGAGCCAACAAAGAGCTTCGTGATCGCCTTGACCGACAGAACGAGGAGGCCGACGTGAAGTGGCTCATGTCTAGCAAGCGCGGCCGACGCATTGTGTGGCGGCTGCTGGACCAGGCGGGCGTGTTCCGAACTTCCTTCAACACCAACGCGATGTCGATGGCATTCGCGGAGGGTGGCAGGAACTACGGGCTACGGATGCTCGGCATGGTCCACGCGCTCTGCCCGGACCAGTATCCGGCAATGATGAAGGAACAGGCACACGATGAACGAACCAACGATGATGGAAACGGCTGAAACCAACACTACAGCCGCTCCCGCATCCGATGCTGCCGCAGTTGTTTCGGCGACGGCCGAGAAGCTATACGGTGGCGAGCAGAAGGCGACCACGACCCAGGGCCAGCAAGCCGCGGATGCGGCCGCTGCCGGCAAGGTTCCCGAAGCCAACGACGCCAAGGCCGCGGAGGCACCCGCCGACGCCAAGCCGACCGCGCCGGAAACCTACGAGTTCAAGGCACCGGAGGGTCGAGCGTTCGACTCCGAGGTCATTGCCGAATACTCAAAGGTGGCGAAGGAACTGAACCTGTCGCAGGAAGCCGCGCAGCGCGTCCTTGACACGGTCGGCCCCAAGCTGGCTGAACGTCAGGCGGCGCAGATCGAGGCAGTTCGCAACGGATGGTCCGACAGCAGCAAGGCCGACAAGGAGTTTGGCGGCGAGCGTCTGTCTGAAAATCTGTCCGTGGCGAAGAAGGCGCTCGATGCGTTCGGCACCACCGAACTCCGCAGCCTGCTCAACGAGTCCGGCCTCGGGAACCACCCGGAAGTGATCCGGTTCATGTTCCGCGCCGGAAAGGCGATCAGCGAGGACAGCATGGTCACGGGCACCAAGGGCGAGGCCAAGTCGGCCGGACCCCGCTCGTTCAATGACCTCGCCGACGCCATGTACTCCTCCAGCACCTAAACCTACGAAAGGTAAACCACAATGGCAGTTCTTTCCAGCACTAACCTGACGCTCGCCGACTGGGCGAAGCGCACTGATCCCGAGGGCCGCGTTCCGGTCGTCGCGGAACTCCTCTCGCAGTCGAACGAGATCCTCGAGGACTGCGTGTTCAAGGAGGGCAACCTGCCCACCGGCGAGCGCGTCGTCATCCGCACCGGCCTCCCGGCCGTGTACTGGCGCGCCCTCAACCAGGGCATCCCGAACAGCAAGAGCACGACTGCCCAGGTCGATGAAGCCTGCGGCATCCTCGAGGCTCGCAGCGAGGTCGATAAGGATCTCGCCATGCTGAACGGCAACACCTCGCAGTTCCGCCTGTCCGAAGACGTGGCCTTCCTTGAGGCCATGAACCAGACGCAGGCAACCACGATGTTCTATGGCAACCCCGCCATCGAGCCGAAGTCGTTCCTCGGCCTCGCGGCCCGTTACTCGGCGGCCCCTGGCTCGTCGGGCGTCGGCCAGAACATCATCGAAGGCGGCGGCACCAGCACCGACAACACCTCGGTGTACCTCGTTGTCTGGGGCGACAACACCGTCTACTGCCCGTTCCCGAAGGGTTCGACCGCTGGCCTCATGCACGAGGATCTCGGCGAGCAGACCGTGTATGACGGCAACAACCGTCTCCAGGCTTACGCCACCCGTTACCAGTGGAAGAACGGCCTGGTCGTGAAGGACTGGCGCTACGTTGTCCGCATCGCCAACATCGACGTGAGCGATCTCGTTGGTGCGACCGGAACGCAGGCCAATACCGCTGCGACCGATCTCGTGAAGCTCATGGCACGCGCCATGTACCGCATCCCGAACATGTCGATGGGCCGTGCCGCCTTCTACATGAACCGCACCGTCCACAGCGGACTTGCCGTGAAGGCAATGGATCGCAGCCAGAACGTTCTGGCCGTGAATCAGGGTCTGTCGCAGTTCGGTACCCCCTATTCGTGGCTGTCGTTCCTCGGCGTTCCGTGCCGCCGTGTCGATGCCCTCATCAACGCAGAAGCTCGCCTTACCTGATAGGTAAGAAAGAAAGGACACACAATGATTCTTGACCAGAACCTCCGCCTCGGCAACACCGGGGCTATCACTTCGGCCGCCACGTACATCACCGGCACCAGCGGCACGCCGGACGTGGTCGATCTCCAGAGCAACACCGCCTACACCGCCACGGTGAGCGGCTCGCTCTACACGGTCGGCCAGGGCACCCAGAACCGAGACATCGGCGAGGGACGCGACCTCTACGTGCTGTTCACCGTCACGACCGCCCTCGCGGGCGGCACGAACGCCACGTTCCAGGTGGTCGCCTCCTCGTCCTCCACGCTTGCCTCCGGCAACATCGTGGTCGGCGAGGTCGGCGTCATCACCACCGCGAACCTCGCTGCTGGCCGGCAGGTCGTGGTCCGCATCAGCCCGCAGCAAATCGCTGCTGCTGGCCTGCGAT